CGAGCCGCCTCGGGAGAACATCTCGAAGAGGTGTTGGATGGCGATGGTGTTTCGGAAGTCGTTGACCGTTGGGCCGATGGCCGTTGCTAGGTCTGCGGTTCCGTTTTGAAAAGAAAGTGCTGGATTCGTCCAGGCAACGTCGTTGCCGACGGTCCAGCCAGAGTTGTCGAGGGAGAGCGCGCCCGACGTGTTAGTCGGTGCAATGGCCTGGCCCGTGGGAGTGCCATCGACGCCATCCTCGAAGGTGGGCACGCCAGCGCCGACGATATCGCCGGTGACGGTGGCGGAGGTGCCCAGGGAAAGGTTCACGTCCGGGCCTTTGTACGGCCAGGGACGGGCAGAAGTGAAGCGGTCGCGTTGCTTGTTCCGCTTGCGGATAGGGTAGTCCGTCGGATCGTCCGCGGTGTCGTCGCGGTCGACCAGGACGGGGGCTTGTAATTCGGCGTCTCGAAACCACTCGTTGAAGACCAAAGAGTAGGCTCGTCCGTAGCCATTGTGGGGCTGCCGGGACGCGTCGGTTTCCGTGACTCCAGGAGGGATGCCGATGTAGTCGTGCAGGGACTGTTCAGCCACTGCGGTGGTGAGGTCGAGCTTTGGAGTAACTCGATCTACGCGGGTGCCCGGGCCGTTGGGCTCCGCTCCGAAAAACTCTTCCGCGTTTTCCCAGATATGCCGCCAGGGGATGGCGAAGAAGTGAACGTCCAAATAGACGTTCGAAAATACTGGTTGAACCAGAGAGGTGAGACGAGCAAAGACCGTGGGTCTGATCGAGATGGTATCCGCAGGGAGAAGTTCCTCGCGGTACACCGGGACCAGGTCGCCAGCGTTGAACGCAGTGTTCAGAGAATAAGACCGATCAAATCGAGATCGGCCGACCTTGGGAAGTGGGACATCGGAGTAATCGCGGGCGCCGCGGTCGTTTGCTTGTCGTTTCATCTCAGAATGTGTCCTTCGATGGGACAAGAGCCGCACACTCGACGAGAATGGCGGGCTCCATGTCCGTTAGTTTTGAGGTGGCCAGGTCGAGGGTGCCGACCTGGTGCCAGGCAAAGTCGTCGGGGGACGCTTCATAGCGTGAGCCGGGGAATTCGCTTTCGAGCTGCCGAAAGGCGACGGCGTTGTTTAAAAAAAACCGGGGGTCGGTGAAGTGCGCAGCAGCGCGGTCGCGGACCATGTAGAGGCCGATGATCTGTCCGGTGACCGGTTTGCGGGCTTCGGCTTCGAGGATCTCTTTGGCCATCGCATCGCTAATCGTCTCTTGGGTCAGTTTTTCCATTTTGGTCGCTCCAGGTGAATGGGGTTAGTTCCCCGGTTGTTTGGTCGATCGTCGACCAGCTTTCGATATCGAAGCCGTTCGGCTTCAGATGCTTCGCACGATCTCGTATAAGGCGATCAAGATCGCCGTCAGTATCCGCATGCCCATAGAGAGCGCGCTCACCTCTAAGTGAGGCGTCACGGGCTCGGCGGAGTTCTGGGGTGTCTTCCAGGCTTCGAGATAACCGAGCGCTTTCGCGGCGTTCTTTGAGAGCTTGATAGGCTTCTGGATCGGATTGCTCATATAGCTTGGAATAATAGCGGGGGGACGGGTACTTGCGAGCCTTGCCCCGCTTTTGGATGTGGACGTAGTCTTTTGGGAACACATCGTTTTGGAATTTTTGGAACCAGCGGTAGCCGATTCCGCCCTGGTCGTCGGCTCTCCGGCCGCGCGACATCCGGGCAAATTCAGGTTCCACTGACACCATTTCGTCGTCTGCATTCAGACGAAGGTAGTGATAAAACGAGGCTCCGCCGGTCATTTTCTTGGTGGTGTAGCCAGCCACGTAAGCGGCTGAATCAAAGGTCACGTTGCCCATGTAGGCGTGACCGATCGGGGGGCGGGAGCCGTCGAGGAGAGTGGGACAGCAGTTGCGGTCGGGGCAGGACCAGGCCTGCTCGAGAGTGCGCGAGCGAAATAGCGTGTCGCCGCGCTTGGTGGTTTTCCACGGGACGCGGTCGTGGAATTTGTGGCCCCAGAGGATTAGGTGGAAATGCGGGCGAAGGCGAAGGTCGCCGTACTCGCCGCAAGCCAGGTAACGGATGCGTGAGCCGGTGTTCTTACGGAATCGCTTGAGAAATTTGGTGAGGTCGTCTTTGGAGAGACTTTTGTCGGGCGGAAGGTGGCGGTCGTTATATGTGAGGGTCAGGAACCACGACGCACCAGGGCCCGTTGTTTGAGTCTCGTGGACGGACCTTATGGCCCAATCCCTTTGTTTTGCGATACGGCAGGACAAGCACGCACCGCAGGACAGCGTGAACGTCTCGACGTTCTGCTGACCTGGCGCGGGTTCACCTATCCGGGGTCGCCCGCCAGTGCCCAGAGGGCGAAAGGCGGCCAGAGGTGAGGAGCAAGGCATAGCCTATAGACGGATTCCGAGGCGCTTCGCTTTCCGGTACGTAGTGGCGTTGGGCTTTCGCCCCGCCTTCCAATTTTTCGCTTTGGACTTCTCTTTGCGTCCTCGCTTCATGGTCTTTTGCTCCTGTTGGTGTCAGTGGGAGGATTGGCAACAAGTAAGCCAATCCATAGCGCCCCCATTCGGGGGCTTCGTGACTACTCCGCCGGCTGCGCCGCCGGCTCCGTAGTCGGCTCTGAGGGAACAGAGGGTTCCGGGTCGGGTGACTCGGGTTCGGGCGCTGGGGTGGTGTCCAGGCCCAGTGAGAGCAGCTTTTCGCGCTGTTCCGGGTTGCCGAGCATTTGCTCGTAGCGGTTCGGGTCGAAGCCCGACGCGCGGCGGACAGCGAGGGGGAGCATCTCGTAGTTGCGGACCTTTTGGTCAATGACGTCGAGCATCTCTTGCAGAGACTTCGGGCCACGATCGTCGCCGTAGACGGGCTCGCGGAACGGGACCGCAGGACGGTCGCCGGCGAGGTACGCCTCGGCCAGGGCGGCGACGTTCATAGTTTCCGCGTGGTGCTGTTCGGTGAGGAGCTCACCGGAGGTTTCGACGACCGGCGTGGCACGCTGGCGTCGAGGGTTGATCGGAGGATGTTGGAAATCGGGCATCATTTCGCCTTTCGGTACATGGTTCGCATGAACTGGTAAACACGATCGGGGACGTCCTCGAAAGCCTTCGGCTTAACGAGAGGGAGGTCAGCGCCGTAGGCGTTGAAGCGAGCGTATTGCACAAGGATCTGCCGAGCGAGAGCTTCGGCTTTGGCCTGGTGCTCGCCGTTCTGGATCCCATCGACGAGGAACTTTTCGAGCTTGTCGATGTAAGGCGAAGCGCGGTTGAGCATCTGCGCTTTGAGGCCATCGGGTTCGGCACGATGGCGTTCGCCCAGGCGGTAGGTCTTTGCGCCTTCCTCGGTTTGGTAGTAGTCGCTGCCTTGCCGTTTGTACGGAAGACCGTACTGCGTCTCTTGCGTGCGAGCTGCGACGTTCTCAGTTTCAGCTTTGACCTTCGCTTCGGTTGCGTTGTTGACCTTCGTGGCGGCGATTGCCTGCTCTTCAGTGGCTTTCAGCGTTTTGGTCTGCTGTTTCGCTACCGGGCTCTGCTGGCCCGTTTTGACGATGGAGGCCCCACTCCCGCCGCCGGAGCCAGCGACCACAGGCATAGACGGAACGGATCCGCCTAACTTGCCAGCGGCAAGAATGGGGTTGAGTCCGGCGTTGCGGAAGCCTTCCATTTGATAGGTCGGTCCGCGCGTCATCATGTTTTTCGAACGGTCATACGCTTTGGCGCTGGCGGCTTGGCCCAGGCCGTAGCCGATGCCCTGCCCGATGTAATCGAAGCCGGCCGAGAGTGCGATGTCTGCTGCTTTGCCCATCAGATGCGGCGCAGACCGGGCATACCCATTGCGGAGACCGGGCGGTTCATAGTGACCTGGTGGTAGATGTCGACCTTGAACGAAGGTTCGACGGATGCATTGATCGTCGTGACGCGATCAAACGGGGGGTTTTCAGCGATGAACGATTCGTTCAATAGCTGCTGTGTCGAGAACTGCTGTCCGAGATGCCAGACAGCGAGAGTCGACGAGGAGTCCGGGCGCATTCGGCCCGTGACCATGTTCATTCGCTCCCGGTATTCTTGAAAACGAGGTTCGTAGCCGAAGACGTCGTCATCGTCGGCTGTGCCCTGCCAATACAGTTCGGCAGAGCGTATGGGCTGTTCGCCCAGGCCCTCGAAAGCGGGCCAGTGGAAGTCAAATCGGGAGTCTCGTGTGAGGTCTTTGTCCAGACCTTGAGAGTAGAGATATTCCGTTCGAACGGATGCGATGCCTAGCACGAGTTGGTGTTCGGTACTCGAGTATTGGATCGAAGAGCCGGAGCCAGCTCCGACAGCGTAAGCGCCGAAGTCGCCAATATCGCCGGCGACGGTGCCGGCGGTGATGGCCACAGGATTGACCATAATGCGCGTGGTCATGGAGCCGAGGAACTCGGGACGGAATTGTCGGGCGTCGGGAGATCGGACGCCGTACACGGTATCGAGGAGTTCGACATAGCGAGCCGAGCCGCCTCGGGAGAACATCTCGAAGAGGTGTTGGATGGCGATGGTGTTTCGGAAGTCGTTGACCGTTGGGCCGATGGCCGT